ACTGGGGTCCGATTGCGGATACCTACTGAGGATAACCATGGCCCGACCGTCCAGCTTCTCACAGGAACGCGCTGACGACATCTGTGAGCGGCTGGCGGACGGCGAAAGCCTGCGCGAGATCTGCGCAACTGAGGGCTATCCAGACCTTCGGACCGTGCGTCGATGGCTGAGGGACCGTGAAGGGTTCCGCCTCCAATACGCGCGAGCCAGGGAAGAGCAGGCGGACCACTACGCCGACGAGATCAGGGCGGAGGCGTTCAGGGCGACGGACGCGGCCATTGGTCGCCTGCGGATGGATGCGCTGAAATGGACGGCGTCGAAGCTGGCTCCGAAGAAGTACGGCGACAAGGTGGTCAGCGAGGTGTCCGGGCCCGACGGCGGGCCTGTGCCTCACGAGCTGACGGTGAAGTTTGTCTGAGATTGAAATACCCTCGGCCTTCCGGGGGCTCTTTCAACCTCATCGCTACAAGGCCTTTCACGGCGGCCGGGGGTCTGCGAAGTCGCATAGCTTCGCGACCGCCCTGGTCATCATGGCGGCGCAGCGTGGTCTTCGGGTGGTGTGCGCCCGCGAGATCCAGAAGTCCTTGCGGGACAGCGTTAAGCAGCTGATCGAGGACAAGATCAGGTCGCTGGGCCTGTCTGGCGTCTTTGACGTTCTCGACACGGAAATTCGACACAAGTCCAACGGCTCGCGGTTTGTCTTCATCGGCATGTGGCGGAACCCGGACGCGGTGAAGTCGCTTGAGGGCGCTGATATTTTCTGGGGTGAAGAGGCGTCGGCTTTCTCGGATCGGTCGATCAAGATCATCCGCCCGACCATGCGAAAGCCGGGCTCGGAACTGTGGTTCAGCTGGAACCCGGAGTTCGATCACGACCCGGTTGACAAGCTGTTCCGAGGTGAGCATGGCCCGCCGCCGGACAGCCTGGTGGTCGAGGTCAGCTGGCGGGACAACCCGTGGTTCGACAAGAGCCCGCTCAAGGCCGAGATGGAGTTCGATTACCAGTCGGACCCGGCGAAGGCGGAGCATGTTTGGGGCGGCGGGTATGTGACCGCCATCGACGGGGCTTATTACGCGTCCAGTCTGGCGAAGGCGCGGGAAGAGGGCCGGATCGGCTTTGTTCCGACAGATCCGCTCGTTCAGAAGCGGGCGACTTGGGACCTTGGCGTTTCGGACTCGACGGCGATCTGGATCAGTCAGTGGGTGGATCGGGAAATCCGGGTCATCGACTACATCGAGGGCCAGGGTCAGCCGCTGGCCTACTACATCAACGAATTGAGGTCACGCGGGCACGGCGATGCGTTGTGCATCCTCCCGCATGATGGTGCGCAGCGCGATGCGGTGAGCGCGGTCCGGTATGAGGACCACGTCCGCAGCGCCGGCTTTGAGACCCAGATTGTCGCCAATCAGGGCCGGGGCGCGGCGATGCTGCGGATTGAGGCGCTGCGTCGACTGTTCGGCTCGCTGCTTTTCCATGAAGAGACCACGCGCGACGGACTGAAGGCCCTCGGGGCCTATCACGAGAAGCGCGATCCAAACCGAAACGTCGGGCTTGGCCCGGAGCACGACTGGTCGAGCCATGCGGCCGACGCGCTGGGACTTCTGGCCGTGGCCTACGAAGAGCCACGGAAGGGCGGCGTCTTGCCGTTGTCCATGCCGGACTACGGCACGACTGTTTAGGAGCCCGGCATGGATGACGAAGAGCTTCTGAACCTGGTCGTTTCGGAGCAGCGGCGCTCGGTCGGCTTCGACCTGGATGCGGAACTGGTCCGTCAGCGCGAGTTGGCGCTGGAGTACTACAAGGGCTCCATGCCGGACGTGCCGGCCATGCCCAATCGGTCGCAGGCCGTCTCCATGGACGTGCGCGACGGCATTCAGGCCATCCTTCCGGACCTGCTGGAGATTTTCACCGGCGGCGATGATGTGGTGTCGTTCGCGGCCCGGAACCAGGACGACGAGGAAGCGGCCCAGCAAGAGACGGACTATCTTCGCTACGTCATCTTCGACGAGAACGACGGGTGGTCGGTTTTCAACACGGTGATCCTGGACGCCCTGCAGGCCAAGACCGGGGTCTTCAAGTGGTGGGTTCAAGAGGGCGATCAGCCCAAGGAAGAGCGCTTTGAGGGCAAGACCGCCGTCGAGCTACAAGCGGCTGCCCAGCAAGGCGAGATTGTTGACGCTCGCCTTTGCGATGACCAGGCCGAAACCGGTCTGGCCGGTGAGCAGCTGTACGACTTCACGCTTCGCTATCCGCAGGAAGACGGCGCGGTCCGGATCGCTGCCGTTGCGCCGGAAGATATCACCGTCGCCCGGGACACGGTTCGGCTGAAGGATGCGACGTACTGCGCCACGCGCTCCCGGCCTCGGGCGCAGGACCTGATTAACCAGGGCATCGACCCTGATCTTGTCGATCAGCTGCCGGAGTGGCTGGCGACGATCAGCAATGCAGTGCCGCAGGCCCGGGACACGGTTCGGGAAGGCCAGCAAGCGCTCGGCAGCGCGTCAACCCGCCTGTTGAGGCAGGTGGAGGTGGTGGAGCACTATGTCCGGCTCCGCGACGACAACGGCGAGAAGATTTACTGCGTCCTGACGGGTGGTACGTCCGCCCCGATCCTGCTGAGGAAGCAGGAGGTGAACCAAATACAGCTGGCGTCGATCACGCCCTTCACGGTGTCGCACCGGTTCTATGGGAACTCCCTCGCTGACTTCCTGATCGACATTCAGAAGATCAAGTCTCAGCTCCAGCGGATGTCGATGGACGCGGGGTATTTCGCGCTTAACCAGCGATATGAAGTTGCCGAAGACCGGGCTAACGCCAACACGGTGCCGGACCTGCTGCGCAATGAGCCTGGGGTACCGGTCCGAAGCAAAAACGGCGGGGCGGTGACGGCAATTTCGGGCGTCGGCCTGAACTTCAACACGCTGCAGCATCTGGAGTACTTCTCTACGGTCGCTGAGGAGCGGACCGGGATTGTCCGCGCCGCTCAGGGCCTGAACCCTGACACCCTGCACGAGACGAAGGCCGGCGCCCTCGCCCAGCTGTCACGAGCCTCCCGGCGCATTCGCATGATCGCCCGGACGTTTGCCGAAACCGGCGTCAAGGACATGTTCCTGGGGGTCCATGCGCTGTTGCGGGAGTCCGCCTCGAAGGCGCGGATCACCCGCCTGCGGGGGAAGTGGGTGGCGGTGAACCCGTCGCAGTGGGCCTCGCGGACGGACATGCGCGTTGAGATCGGCCTGGGCTCGGGTGGCCGCGATTACGACATGGCGGTGATGGACCGGGTGATCGCGCTTCAGAGGGACGCGGTGCAGGCGCAGGGCGGGATGGCTGGACCTCTGGTCACGCCGCGCGAGTTGTTCAACTCGGCTAACCGGTTTGCGGAGAAGGCCGGCATCAAGTCGCCGGAAATGTTCTTCCGGGATCCCGGCGACCAGCCGCCGCAGCAGCCGGAGCAGGGGCCGGACCCGGCGCTTGTCGAGCTGCAGGCCAAGATGGCGCTGGAAGGTCAGAGGGCGCAGGCCTCGCAACAGCTGGACGCGGCCAAGATGGACCGGGCGCACGAGATTGAGATCGCGCGGCTCCAGATGAACCAGCAGACGGCGCAGGCCGAGCTTGACCTCAAGCGCGAGCAGCTGGCTGCCGAACTGGATTTGAAGCGCGAGCAGCTTGCGGCTGAGATGCAGCTTAAGCGCGAGCAGATGTCCGCGGAGATCGCGCTCCAGACCCAGCTTCCCAACGGCGGCGATCTGGGGGCCTCGGGCGCGGACATCGGTGAGGTCTATGTCGGGGGCGATCCGGGATGAGCGACGCCATCGCCAGAGGGATGCAAGCCCAGATCGAGCTTCGGGAGACCGGCGCGGCGTTTGAGTACGTCCGCCGGTCGATCCTCGACGAACTGGCGGCGACGGAGCCGCATGAGACGGCCATTCGGGAGCAACTGTTCCTTGAGGCCCGCTGTATTGAGAAGGTGCGCGCCAGACTGGCCGCGCTGATGGCGGACGGCGCTTACGAGCAGCACGTCGCCGAACTGAAGTCACAGGGCTTCTAAGCCCGTCACTCAAGGCACAATTCATGTCGGATACCCTGACGTTTGATCAGGCGGTGGCGCTTATGGAAGCGCCGCCCGAGGCGGATGCGTCCGCGCCTGAAACCGAAGTCGAGCAGGCAGAAGACACTCAACATTCACCCGACACCACGGGCGAAGGCGTTGGCGAGGCCGAAGCGCCCGGCGACGACGCAGGCGAGGCCGAAGAGGCCTCAGCGGAAGAGGGGACGGAGGCGGCTGAGGCCGAACCCGTCCCGCCTCCGCAATGGTGGGATGCGGAAGCCAAGGCCCACTTCGCGGAACTGACTCCTGAAGCCCAGCGCATCGTGCTGGAGCAGGAGAACAAGCGCGAAGCGATCACGGCCAAGGTCAAGCAGGAAGCCGCAGAAGCGAGAAGGGCCGCCGAAACGCAGGTGCAGGGCTTCAACGCCTTGGCCGAGCGCATCATGGAGGCCCTTCCTCTCGCGGAGAGGGCTTTTCAGTCTCGATGGGACGGTTGGACGCCGCAGGCCTGGCAGGAGTACGCCGCCCAGGACCCGCAAGCGGCGTTTCAGCTGAAGACGCAGTACGACGCCGAGATGGCCGAACTCCAGAGCGTGCGCGCTGCGGAGGAACGAGCCCGGATCGCGGCGCATCATGCGCACCTTCAGCAGCTGGCCAACGATCTCCAAGCCAAGGCGCCCGAGTTGTTTTCCAGCCCTGAGAGCCTGCGGGCTCTGGAGGCCTATGGAACCACTCACGGTTTGACCCAGGACGTCATCATGTCCGCCACGGCGGATGAACTGCTGATCCTGAACAAAGCCCGCCTTTGGGATGAGAGCCAGGCCAAGGCCCGAGCCGCTGCCCAAGCGGCCAAGACCGTCCCCAACAAGCCGCCGGTCAAGGTTGTGGCGCCCGTCGCCGCCGCCAGTCCGGTCAATTCACAACAGAGGGAAATCCAGCGTCTCGAAAACCGGCTCGCACAGACCAAGAGCCTCGATGACGCCGTGGCCCTCATGGAAGCGCGAGAGCGCGCCACACGAAGATAAGGACCCAGGCACATGCCAGCGAATACCAGCGTTCAGCTCACGACCAACAACATCGGTAACCGGGAAGACCTCTCGGATATGATCTACCGGGTGGCGGCGGAGGATACTCCGTTCATCGCCAACATCGGCAAGACCACGGCTTCGGCGACCTACCACGAGTGGCAGACCGAAACCCTGGCCTCTCCGAACCCGGCCAACGCCCAGACCGAAGGCAACCAGAACCTCAACAACAACTCGGCTCCCAACCTGACGACCCGGGTCGGGAACTTCACTCAGATCTACGCCAAGGTCGGTGAAGTCTCGAACACCCAGCAGACTGTGAAGTCGGCCGGACAGTCCGGCTCGGTCTCCCGTCAGAAGCTCCTGAAGGGCATCGAGACCACCCGGGACATGGAAGCCCGGATGGTCGGCAACTTCGCCTCCCTCGGCGGTGCGACCCGGACCCATGCCGGCGCCCTGGCCTGGCTGACCTCGAACGTCTCGCGCGGTTCGGGCGGCTCGAACGGTGGTTTCTCGGCGGGTGTTGTGGCCGCCGCCACCAACGGCACTCAGCGGACCTTTACGGAGAACCTGCTGAAAGCCGTTCTGGCGACCGGCTTTGGCAACGGGGCAAAGCCGTCTCAGGCCTACATGGGCCCGACGACCAAGCAGGCCTTCTCCAGCTTCACCGGCATTGCGGATATCCGCGTGGACAGCGACGGCAAGAGCCAGGCCAACATTGTCGGCGCGGCGGACGTCTACGTTTCCGACTTCGGGAACCTGACCCTGATCCCGCATCCCTACGGCCTGACGCGGGACTGCCTCCTGATCGACCCGAAGTTCTGGGCGGTCTCGACGCTGCGTCCGATGAAGGCTGAAGACCTCGCCAAGACCGGTGACGCTCTGGCCTTCCAGATCGTCGGCGAGGCGACGCTGGAATGCCGGAACGAGCGGGGCAACGGCGTCATCGCCGACCTGTCCTGATGATCCCAGGGGCGGCTCTGAACGGGGCCGCCCCGCTTCCCCAAGGACCCATGACTGAAGCGACCGAGAAGCGGGCCTACGTCCGCAAGCCAAAGGACGAACCCATGACTGAAGCGACCGACGAGACCTCCGCCTTCGTGCGCAAGACCGCCAAGGAAATGGCGCTCGCGCCGCCTGAAGATCCTGTGGTTTTGGTCCGGGTGACCAAGCGGGGTGCGGACAAAATCTCGACCGGCAAGCACTATCCCGATCTCGGGGATGAGTTCTATGCCCAGGGCGAGGTCTTCGAGGTCGCCAAGTCGACCGCCGACATTCTGGAAGATCGGGGCTTCGTCGAAATCCAATGACGGAGCCGTGGTACGTCAACCCGCAGGGCATTCGGAAGTACTGGACCGACAACCCTGACGGATCGGTGACGATCACGCGGGTCCAGGAGACCGAAAGCGTCCTGGAGAACAACAAGCGCCAGGCCACTTTCAACGACGGGTACACCGAAACCCGCGAGATGCGCCGGGTCGCCTCCATCCCCCTCATCCTGATCCAGAAGTGGAAGGAAGAGGAGGGGTGGGACGCCTTCAATCCCGACCACGCACACAAGCTGGCCGAGAAGCTGAACTCCAGCGAGTACATGTGGTTGCGGACGGCTGAGGGCCGGCTGGGCAAGCTGCAGGATGGGGGCTTTCGATGAGCATCGAAACCTATTCGGAGCTGCAGGCGGCGATTGCCGACCTCCTCAACAGGTCCGACCTTGCCGCTCAAATTCCGAACTGGATCTCGCTCTGCGAAGCGGCCCTGAACCGCGACCTGGACTGCCCGCAGATGCAGGTCACGACCACCATCACAATCACGGGCGAGACCTACCCGCTGCCGGCGGATTTTGGCGGCGTGAAGTCCCTGCGGATCAATAGCGGGGCGGGATCGCCGGTCGAGTACGTCACGCCGGACATTCTGGACGACCTGGCGATCATGACAGGTACGCCCACGGCTTACACGATCTCCGGCGACTTCTTCTATTTCAACCCGGCTCCGGGCTCCGCAACGGCGGCGCGTCTGCGCTATCGCCAGCTTATCCCGGCTCTGAGTGCGACCAACCCGACCAACTGGGTGCTGACCCGGCATTCCGACGTCTACCTCTACGGCGCTGCGATGCACTCGGCGCCGTACCTGCAAGCGGATGACCGCCTGTCTACCTGGGCCTCGCTCTATGGCGCCCTCGTCTCCGACATCAACAATCAAGGCCGGAAGCAGGCTGAGGGCTCGACCCTTCAAACCGTCTCCGGCTTCTACGGCTAAGGATACCGAACATGCCTGCATTCGCAGATACCCTGGGCAATGGTGCGCGCGGGCTGAGGGGCGACCTTCCTGGCGGCCAGACCTATTT